ATGGGATTAAATCTAAAAGCATTTTTTAGTGTTGATACAAAAAACGCGCAAGCTAGCTTAAAGAATTTCACTGAAAAATTAAGTTCGTTTGACAAAATGAGCGCAAAAGCGCGCAGGGGCTTACAAAATCTAGCAAACGCAAGCTTAGCACTTCAAGGCGCGGTAGCACTTGCTAGCGCGGGGTTTAATAAAATTAGCTCAGCCACAAGCGCATTTATAAAACGCGCGGATGAAATGGGCGCGCTCCAAGCAAAATTAAAGCAAGTTACATCATCGCAAGCTGAGTTTAACGCAGTTTATAGCGAAGTTCAAAAAATCGCAAAAAGCAATTATTCATCGCTTGCTACAACTAGCGATTTATACATTCAACTCTCGCAATCTCTCAAAGAAATAGGTTATAGCTCTAAGCAAGTTTTACAAGTTAGCGATACGCTAAGTAAAGCCTTAAAAGCTGGCGGGGCAAGTGCTGATGAAAGCTCGCGCGCAATAGCGCAATTCAATCAAGCGATGAGCGTGGGCAAACTTCAAGGGCAAGATTTTAAAGCGATGATACAAGCCGCGCCGTCCTTGCTCAAATATATGAGCAACGCGCTAAATGTGAGCTCAGGACAACTGCGCGAGATGGCAAGTGCTGGCGAGCTTACAGCAGATAAGATAGCAAGCGCGTTTTTAAATATGAGAGAGAGCGTAGAGCAAGACTTCGCCGCAATGCCTACGAGCGTGGCGGATAGCTTGGTGCTTTGGGACAATGCGCTTAGCGGCTTTGTCGATAAAATCAACATTAGCATAAGTGCCACAGGCTCTCTTAGCTCTACAATTACTTACTGGGCTGAAACGCTAGAATCTGCGTCATCTACAATCGCTGCTTTTGTTAATAATAGCATTTATGGATTATCGCGCGCGTGGATTGGGCTTGAGGGGATTTGGGACTCGTTGATTTTATCGGGGCTTGATTTGCTCTCAGTGATGAATAAACTAAATTTTAGCGATAGTGCAGATGGATTGTCTGCGTGGATTGACGAAAAGCGCGCAGAGCATAGCTTAGACAATATCGCGCAAGAATTAGAGAGCTTAGACAAAATCACAAAAGAAATCGATTTACAAATATACTCAAAAGACAACGCCACCGCTGATAAACGCGCACTTGAAGCCACATCGGGCGCGATAAAACAAGTAAGCCAAACAGCCGTGGCAAGCGAGAAAGACATTCTAAAAGCAAAAACGCAAGCACTTAACGCGCAAATTGCTTATTATAAAGCTATTAAAGATTACGCTGGGCTAAATAAAGCAACGCTAGCAAAATACGAATTAGAGCTAAGCGAGCAAGTAAGTGCTGGCATTTTAAAACGCTCACAGCTTTATGAAATGCTCGCAGCCAAACGCATAGAGCTTGAAAAGAGCGCGCAAGATGAGATTATTAAAATTCGCAATGCTGAGCTAGACGATGAAGCGCGCCACTACGAAATTTTAGGCGATTACGCTAAGCAACGCGAAGCTTTATTAAAAAAAGCATCTGCTCTTGCGAATGATTATGTGAAAAAATACGCGCTCACATCGCAAAAAGAAATAAAAGCTGTAAATGCTTATTTTCAAAAAGAGAGCTTAAAAGCTATTGAGAATGTAGAAAAAGGCTTTAATGGCGCGGTAGAGAGCGTTTCAAGCTCTTGGGAAAATATGATATCAACGATGAGTAAAGAGATTGAAAACGGGCTTTTTGACGCGCTAAGTGGCAAAGGCAAAGAAGCGTTTTCAGGGCTTGGCTCGGCTCTTGCTAAATCGTTTTTAAGTCCTTTTGCTAGCGCGTTTAGTCAAGGCGTTGGCGGTCTGCTAAATGGCGCGATGGGTGGCGGAAAGCTCGCAAATATCGCAACACAATACGGGCTAACGCTTAAAGACGGGGTCTATTCAGGCTCAATTAATGGCACTGATGTTGAAATTTTGAGCGATGGCACGATTAAAAAAGGCAACGCGATATTTTCACAACTTGGTTTAAGTGATAGCACCGGCAACGCAATATCAGGCGCACTAAATATCGCCTCGGGGTTAAAATCGGGGATTGATTTATTTACAAATGGCATTTTTGGCGGGGTCACTAACTTAACCGCGCCTATTTCAAATGCATTCGCAAATCTTGGCTTTGCTGGGGCTAGCTCGTTTGTTAGTGAATTTGGCGTTGGGATTGGCTCTGCTTTTGACTTCACATCTTTTGGGCTTGGAAATATGGGCTTTGGCTCGGCTTTTAGCGGTGGCACGGCAATGGGCGCAGGCGCATTGCTTGGCGGTGCTGGGCTTGGCTATGGGGTCGGCTCTCTTGGTGATATGCTTTTTGGGGCTAAAACAAAAGCCGGTGCCCTCGGCGCGATTGGCGGCGCGATTGGCACTGCGATTTTGCCGGGCGTTGGCTCAATTATCGGCTCGCTTTTAGGCTCAGTGGTGGGCGGAATTTTTGGCTCAACTAAGCAAATCGATGCGGGCGTAAGCATAAAACAAGGATTAAATCTAACGCAAGCTGGGCGCGTAAATGCTAGCAACGCGCAAATGTTTAGTAAAGAGCAATACAAATCTTGGTTTAGCAAGAGTGAATCAACTAGTTACAGCGCGATTGACAATAAAACGCTCTCGGCTCTAAATAAGACTATTAGCTCGCTAAATAGCGTGTTAGATGATATAAAAGATAACGATTTGATGATTAATAAGGGCGACTTTGGCAAAAATTGGGGCATTTATAAAGAGCTTTTACAATCTAGCGCGCTCGCTTTTACTTCTTATGAAAAAGGGAATTACACTTGGAAAGATTGGTATTTGGGCTATGATAAAGAAGAAGATGCTCTTAAAAATCTAATAGAGCAATTAGCAAAGTATAAGCAAAACTCAATCGAGCTAAAATTAAATAATAATTCAATAAAAGCTTTTGAATACGCAAGCGAATCAGCAAATAAGCAATTTAAAAATTTGGGCAAATCGCTTGGCGCGTTTGGCGATGAAATATCAAGCGTTACGCAAATATCGGCAGAGTCTTTTAGCGCGCTTTACGAGCAAGCAATAAAAACTAACTTCACGCCCGAAAATGTGGAAGCGTGGAATGAGCTAGTAGAAGCTTACAACAACGCAAATAAAGCTTTAAAAAGCTATTTACAAGCCTTGCGCGAGTTTGACAAGGGCGTATATAGCGCGCTTAGCGGGATTAAAGCCGCGTTTGGCGATGATACGAGCTTATTACAAATCCAATCAATAAAAGCTAGCTTTAAATCATTAAATAACGAGCTTGGCACGGGACTTAGCGACATTTTCGCTGCGGCAACGAAGTTTAGAAATATGAGCCATTCGCAAATGAGCGAATTTTTAGCAACTGATACAAGCCAACGCACCGAGCTAGTAAATTACGCTACGCAATACGCGCAGGCAGGGACAACCGCGCTAAACAATGTAAAAACGCTAATTGAAAACTACAAGCAATCAGTAAAAACACTTGATGCGCAAATAGCAACGATTAAAGACAATCTAAAAACAACGCAAGATAATATCGATAAGCAAATCGAGCAATTAAAGCTCAAAAATCAACAAGACAAGCTAAAATCTGAGCTTACAATCTTACAAGCCCAACAAAAGCTTTTACAAAAATTTAAATCAATCGCGGATGATTTAAGAATGCAAGTATTCTCAGTAAAAGAAATTGATGCGCTTTATTCATCAACGCTCGAAAAAGCCCGTGCGGATTATAGAGCAGGCAATTTAGACAGCGAATCATTTAACAATCTCCAAAAAGTAGCCTCAAAGCGCGGGGCAAATTTAGAAAATTCGGCAAGCTCAGCTGAGCAGTACCGCTTTGATATGTTACTGATGGCAAATGAGATAGAGAATTTAGCGGGTAAAAATGAAGTAGAAAATGTAGAATCCAAAATTAAAAAGATAAACGCGCAACTTGATAAGCTCTCAAGCGATTTAGGCACGAGCTTTGAAGCTCAGCTTAAAGCACTTGAAACATCGCGCGCTGAGGCTCTTACATCAGCTAACAATCAAATCGCAGCAATAGGCGAGTAAAAAACAACGCTTGAAACAACGCTAAGAGAGCAAATAAGCGTTTATACCGAGCTTTTTGCTGAGCTTGGCGGGTCTTTTAAATCTAGTTTTAGCGAGCTAGTAAGTGCGCTTGGCTCTAGTTTTAGCTCTATTGTAAGCAAGCTAGAATCTATCAAAACATCATCAAGTGCTAGCTCGTCAAATAAAAAACAATCCCGCGATGATAAAATAAACGCGCTTTATAATAAGTATTTAGAGCGCGATGCGGATAAGCCGGGCTTGCGCTTTTGGAGCGATAGCTCGCTTAGCATTTCGCAAATTGAAACAGCTATTAAAAACTCACAAGAAGCCCTAGCACTTAAAAAATTAAAGCCATTTGCTAATGGCGGGATTGTAACGCGCGCAACGCCCGCGCTTATTGGCGAAGCAGGCTACCCAGAAGCCGTTATCCCGCTAAAATCAGGCAAAATCCCGGTGGATTTTGGCAGCAATCTTGGCACAAATCTTGGCGCAAACGCTAACGCTAATAAAATTTTAGAAAAAATAGCAAACGATATAAGAGAAATAGCCTTCACGCTAAGAAATGTTAGCGATGGCGAGGCGCTTTATACAAAAGCTGGCTAGCTACTTGCTAAATTCTTTTTGATAGTTTAAAATTTTGAAAAATAAAGGTTTAAAAATGGCTTATTTTAAGTATAAAAACGCGATTTTAGGCGAGCTTGGCAGAGCAAGCGAAACAAGAATATATCTTAATACTAGCAAAATCGGCGCAGAGGTTTATTTAGCAAATGATAGCTTTAATGAGTTTAATTGCGCGCAAATTTTTGGCAGTGATGATGAAGTGCTAAGCTTTAAGGCGAGCCAGCACAGCGCGCTCAATTTACAAGAAATAAATGAGAGCGAATTTACCACGCTAAAAAAAACTAGCAAAACTTACGCAGATGAGCAAAGCGAGCTAGCCCGCGCAAAAGAGCGAAAATTACAAGAAATTCAAAGGGCGCGTGATAGCTTGCTAACTGACAGCACGCTTGAAATAGCGGGGCTTGGCACAATCAACGCAGGGCGCAAACATTTACAAAATGTAGAAACGCTTATTAAGCTAGCCACCGCGCAAAAGTTAAAAGAAATTGATTTTATAATGTTTGATAACTCAATGAAAAAGATTAGCTTAGAGCAATTAAGCGCGATTGATTTACAAATGAGCGCGCGCGCAATGAGCGTTTATAGCCAAGCGCAACTCTTAAAGATGAGAATTAACAACGCGCAAAATATTAGCGAAGTAGAAGCTATCGCTTGGGAGAATTAAAATGATAGAAAAAGTAATAGTGCGCCCCGTAGGAAAAGACAAATTCGAGCTTTACGCAGATTTTCAATGTATGCTAGGTGGCAGGTCTTTTACAATCAAAAAAGGCTTTATCACCAATGGCGCAAATATCCCGCGCGCATTTTGGAGCATTTACCCTCCAAATTCGCCAGAGTATTTAAGCGCGGTAGTGCTCCACGATTATTTATGCGAAAAAGCGCGCCTTGGCGGTTACACTTATAAATTCGCCGATGAAGCGCTAAAAAGAGCACTTGGGGAGCTAAAAGTTAGCAAGTGTAAAATTTTCATTTTCTACTACGCGTGCAGATTTTTTCATAAAATTTTAAGGCGGGTAAAATGATGAATTTTAGCTTTTTTGCGGGCGTGGTCGTTATGTTTTTATTTATCTTTGGCGGCATTTATGTGAGCTTTTTAAATAGCAAGATTGAAAAGCTCTCACAAGATTTAAGCCTAAGCGCATCAGCAAATAAAAATCTAGCACATAGTTTAGACGCAAAGGCGCAAGAATTACAAAATTTAACCAAAATTTTAGAATCAGCAAAAAAGAAAAACGAGAAAGAAAGAGCACATGTTGAACGCGTTAAATATAAGATTATCAAAGACAATAATGCTACTTGCGTTAATGCTGTTAATGATGTTTTTAAACGGTTGCACGCACGAGATAGTAACTACTCAAATGCCCATTAAGCGCGCAGATATTAGCTCTCTTTTAAACATCAAAAGAGATTTTAATTACACAGCAAATAACGAGCAAGAAGCCGCACTTTTAGTGTGGGATTTATATCTATACACACAAGAGCTAAGCTCAGCACTTGAAAGTTGCGTTGAACTTCATTATAAAAATTTTAAGGACTAAAAATGGAAACAGCAAACGGCTTAATAGATATAGCAAATAAAGCTGAGAATCTCTCAATTGTGGGCATTTTGGTGCTAATTATTGCTTGCGGGATTTATTATAATTTAACAGTTAATAAATCCCACAACACAATGCTTACATCAATTCTAACAGCAATAAACGCGCTTATTAGAGATAACGAAGAAGCGCGCAAATTGCGCGAGAAAGAGCTAGAGCTAGCAAGAGAGCGCAGAGAGAGATTTAGTGAAAAATATCAATCAGTGCTAAGCGAAATCACCAAAAACACGCAAGATATTAAAGAAAAAATAACGAATTTAAGGATAAACAACAATGGATGAATTAAAACAATCAATCATTGAAAACGAGGGATTTAGCGCAAAAGTCTATAAAGACACACTAAATAACGACACGGTGGGTTTTGGCTTTTTGTGTAGCGCGCTCACGCCTGACGAGCTTGCGCTTAATAATTACCAGCTAGAGCCAATGGAGCGCGAATCCGCAGAGCGAATTTTAGATTTAAAGCTAAAAAAATTAAAGGCTGAGGTTTTTAAAACTTTTGCTTGGCTAAGAAATCAACCAGATCCCGTAAAAGATTGTGTAATTGAGATGTGTTATCAAATGGGCATTAATTCAGTGAAAAAATTTTACACCACGATGGGCTTTATCAAAACATATCAATATGAGAAAGCTTACGAATACGGGCTTAAATCACTTTGGGCTAAGCAAACGCCAAAGCGCGCAAAACGCGTGCTAGCTAAGCTTTTAAGCGCGGAGCAGGAGTGAAAATGAATGATGAAAAGCTAATTTTTGATATAACGCTTGACGAAGTTAAGCAGTATTTGAAAATTTTAAACGATGATGAAAATGAAGTGATTAAAATTTGCTTTTTTGGCGCGGTTGGGTATTTTGAAACTTACACGCAAAGAAAGCTAAGCGAGTTTAGCGAGTTACCGCGCGAAGTGCGCCTGTGGCTACTATATAAATGCGCGGGATTTTACGAGATAAGAGCCAGCGCAAGTGATGCGCGCGCAAATCTAGTAGATAGCTCACACATCGATATAATGATAGATTTTTACCGCAAAAGCCCTATAAGACTAGGGCTTAATGAGCTTGACAGGATACAAGCGCAATTATCCGCGCAAACTAAGCTTTTAAAACAAGCTTACGCGCAAATTTTAGAAATTAAAAATCAAAAATCCAAGGAGTAAAAAATGAGTTTTAACAAAGAATTAAGCGAGCTTTTAAATAGAGTTGAGAGCTTAGAAAACTGGTGCCAAGGTGCGCAAAGTGGCGTTTTTACGCGCCCGCAAACGCCAAGCGCGAATGTTGATTTAAGCAATTATTTTACTAAATCACAAAGCGATGAGCGATACGCAAAAAAAGGCGAAATTAGCTCATCCACAGCTGGCGCAAAAGGCGATAAGGGCGATAAGGGCGAGCCGGGCGAAAAAGGCGCAGACGGCGCAAGTGCTGGCTTTGGCACGATTAGCGCGGAGGTAGCACAAGCAAATGAGCTAAGCGTTGAAGTAACCGCCACTGGCGAAAATACCGCAAAAAATCTAAATTTTGTTTTCAAAGGCTTAAACAATGTGGCCGCGCAAGCTAGCGCAAAATCTTATGAAAAGTTTGTTATTGTGGGCGTTTGGGGGCAATCAAATGCTGTGGGCTATGATGAGAGCGTTGCCACGCTTTATGATGTGCCAAAATATGAAAACAGGCTTTTTCAAGTAAGTTGTAGAGATGATAAGCTAAATATCGAGCCTTTAACGCTTTGTGCGAAAAACATTCAAAATATGGAGAGCGATGTGTATAATAAAAGTGTATTCACCGCGCAAATCAAAGAATCTCGCAAGGTTTTTGGGCTAAAAGACGGGCGTTACACAAAAGGCATTCATTTGCCACTAGCAAATCTAATCGCATCCGCAATCCCTGACGACTACGGCGTATTAATCGTGCCGGGCGCATACGGCGGACAATCCATTACGAGCTTTTTAAAAACTACTACTAGCTCCACAGGATGTGCTGGCGGGTATTACGCAAGATTTATAAAAGCGATGAAAAAAGCACTTGCTCAAGGCGCGCAAGCAGATAAAAACATTTTAGCTGGCATAATTTGGTGCCAAGGCGAACAAGATTCGGGTGAGCTAAGCGGGCTTGCGTATAAAGAAAAATTCTCCACTTTAATAAATGATGTAAAAACGGATTTAGCAAGCTTTGCTAATAGAACAGCTTTTAATAGCTTAGATAAACTTTGGTATTGCTACGAATACCCACTTCATTTCAAAAATCAAAAATATGGGCGCGATATTTTAACAGCGCAAAAAGAGCTTTTAGGGATTAGCAACTATGTAAAAGTAGATGACAACCACCCAACCAACACAGCCACCTACACATCAGCTATCAAAGAAGCTCACTACGGGCAAAACTATTTTAGAACCCACATCGCCCCTAGCGTTTTTGAAAAATTAAAAGAAAATGGCGCGCTTTTAAGTGCTAAAATCTCAGAGCCTGAATACATTGCTAAAAGTGAATATATAAGCAAAATTGACGAGCTAAGCTCTACAATATCAATTCTAAAATCTAATTTAGAGATTTTGAGCGGGAGCTCTAACACTCCAAAATGGCGAGCAACCAAAATAAGCGATTTTGAGCGGTTTATAGGCACTGATAAAGATATTAAAATCAGCGATACATCTATTGATTTTAACGCCCAGCACGCAGGAATTTTGCTACCCCAAAATGCTAAGGGCGTAAAATATACAGCAGATTTAGTAGCGCAAAATAAACTGCTTTACATCGTAACAGCGATTTATCAACAAAAAAACATCTCACGCGCGCTAGCTACTGAGTTTGACGCAAGTTTTCAATACGAGTGGATAAATATCAACGCAAATTACGACAATAAAGCTTTTCAAATTAAAAAAGCCGATAATTCTAATTTATCAAAAGACGAGCTAAACGCGTTTTTTACCCACAACGGCACATTTACGCTAATATTTAATGACGCTAAAACTGAAATGACTTGCACCAAAGATGGCAGCGATGAAGTGCTTAAATTACAGCTACCACACGCAAGCGATTGGATAAACCGCTTAGGCTTTGTTGGCTGGACGGGCTTTACTTCGCGCGGTATTAAAAACTTACAAATTTTAATCTAAACGGCGTAAAAATGAATATTGCTAATTTAAGATATAAGCTAGCTTTTTACACTTTTAGCGAGCAAATAAGCTCGCTTGGCGAAACTATTAAAAAGCCCTGCTTTTTGTGCGAGGCGTGGTGCGAATTGCTAGCTTTGAGTGGAAGTGAGCTAGATTTAAACGCGATTAATTCGCAAGTAACGCGCTTTAAAATAATCACGCGCGCAAATCGAATGCTCCACTCGGGGCTAATCGCTCGCTACGGCGTGGGCGAGAATGCGCGCTATTTTGATATTAAAAGTGTGATTGACGAATCAGGCAAAAATAAGTGTTTTGTGATGGTAGCTGACGAGCTAGCAAGGCGCGAATTGCTAAATGATAGCGTTAATGAGCGCGATTTTTGGGGGGTTGATAATGCTAGTAGTTGAGCCTGTGGATTTTGAGATAAAATCCACATCCGCAGTAGATGAAAGCTTGCCGATTTGGAGCGCAAATTTGGCTGTCAAAAAAGGGCAAGATTATATCTATAACGGCAAAAAATACCGCGCAACTAAGGATTTTACATCTAGCAAAAGCCCCGATTTAGATACCGAGAATTTCGTTGATTATGGAGCTACAAATTCGCGCGCTTTTAGCGATGAGCTTTTACACTCGCAAACCACAGCAAACGGCGATTTACTAATAACAATCAATGTAAAAGAGCGCGTAAGCGCTATAGCGTTTTTAAATTGTTATTGCTCGCGCATTGAAATACCAAATTTAGATATTCGAGGCGCAAATGGCTGGGTTAAAAGTTGGTGGGACTACTTCTTTGCGCCTGTTGGCTTTAATGCGCTAGTGCGTGAGTGTGGGAGCTGGTGGCAATATTTTTATGGCGGATTTAGAGTAAAAAAAGATATATTTTTTAAACTGCCCGAGATGAGCGGGGAAATTCAAATCATTTTACGCGCACAAGATGGCAAATCCGCGCTTGGAATGCTAATTGTGGGCAATTCGCAATACATCGGCGAAACGCTAATTCAACCTGAAATTTCTGCTATTAGTTACGCAAAAAAGACAACTGACGAATGGGGCAATTCAGTAGTGAGAAAGGGCAAAACAGCAAAGCGCGCGAATTGTATGGTAGTAACGCAAACAAAAGATGCTGATAGAATTGTAAATGTGTTAGATAATGCTAGAAATCGCGGATTGTCGCTTTTTGTGGGCGATAGTAGAGCCTCAGACGGGCTTGATAGCTTAACGATTTTTGGCATTTTAAGTGATTATTCGCTGCGCGTAAATGCACACGATTATAGCGAGCTTGATTTGAGCTTTGAGGGTGTGATTTAAAATTTTGCCTTTTTCTTTACAAAATCCTTTTAAGAATTTAAAATTATCAAAATTTTAAAAAGGTGAAAAAAATGGCAAAGCAAATTACACAATTACCAACCCCACCAAGCTCACGCGACACATCCAACTTTAACGACCGCGCAGACGCGTTCGTTCAAGCACTGCCAAAATTCGCAACTGAAACTAACGAATTAGCGCAAGAAATAAGCCAAATCAGCGCGCAAAATCAATCCGCGCTACAAGCCACAAAACAAGAAATTACAACTCTTAAAGAGCAATTTGCTAGCGAGCTTACGACAACTATTCAAAGCAACGAAATGCGCTTAAATAATCTTGCTAAATCATCGCAAGATACACTAAGCGATTTGACAAGACAAGCCCAAGCAAATTTAAATAACGCAATTAGCGCAAAGCAAAACGACTTAAAATCTATCATTGATAGCGCAAATGCTAATCTTAACGCACAAATCGCCGCAACCGGCACCGGCACTGGCGGGGGCTTTAAATACAAAGCAGATAGAAATCCATCTATTGCCGAGCAAAACGCGCAAATTGGCGCGCTTTGGCTAAATACATCCACCGCTGAATTTTTTATTTGCGAGAATGCCGAAATTGGCGCGCAAGTTTGGCGTGGCTCACAATCAACAATCATCAGTCAAAACAACCAGCCAACCCCGCCAACCAACACCGCAAATTTTGTTAAAGAGCTAAGTGCTAACACTAGCTATTCTTTTGTATTTTCAGGGGCAACTGACAGTGATGGCACGATAGAAGCTTACGAAGTTAGCGAAATATCATCGCCCCTGCTTGAAGTAAAAAACAAACGCGTAAGCGCAGGCTCGCCCCACGAGTTTGTCGTTAAAGCAGTTGAAAATGATACAAATATTAGTTTTAAAGTAGCCGCGGTCGATAATGCCGGCGCGCTAAGCCCGCGAATTGCGATTAATCTAAAACTATTATCAAATCAAATACCAACCGCGCCAACCAACACAGGCGATTTTGCTAAAACAATAAAAGCAAATTCTACTTATAGTTTTGCGTTTTCGGGAGCAACTGACCCTGATGGCTCAGTTACTAGCTACATCGTCCAGTCTATCTCTCAGCCTAGCCTAGTAGGCGTAGAGTCCGCAGAAATTAGTGCGGGCAATTCTCACAAATTCATTATCAACGACATAAGCGTAGATGAAACGCGCGTAAGCTTTCAAGTGCGCGCAAAAGACAACAGGGGCGCGCTCTCAGAGCCTGTGAGAATTGAAACATCCATTAAAAAAGACAAAACTATTTATGGCGAGCTTGGCGGATTTGGCGCGGGGCTTGCTTACAATAAAGAGCACGCGCTTGAAAATGGGCTAATAGCAATGATTGATAACGACAATCCACAATCGGCAAATTTTGCCAATTGGCAAACCCCAGATGGCTCAGTGTTCGTTCAAATACCTTGCTTTTGGTATAAAGTCGATTTAAATACGCGCATTAAAGAGCTTTACGATACGCCCGAAATTTCAATATCTTTTGAGTCAAAACCGGGCTACATTCGCCACTATGGCTTTGAAAAAAGCGATGGCACAGCGTATGATTTTGTTTATGTGAGTAAGTATTTAATATCAAACAGCGCAGGTTGGCGCACTGGTGGCAAAGCGTGCTTTAAGCCGGGCTGGGCTGTGTGCTCTTGGCAAGCAAGTAGCAAAATCAAAGATTCATTTGAGTGTAACACAATTGATTTTTTACAGGGGTATAATTCATCCATCCAAAATAACGCGTTTTTTATAGATGCGGTAAAGCAAGTAAATGAGCGCGTATGTCTGCACTCAGCATTTTTGCGCGGGGCGCATTACTTGTTAGCAGAAGCCCATAAGCAAGCCTGCGTGAAAAAATACGAAACAAAAGAAAAAGTCCCCGAAAATATTTGCGCGTATTTAAATAAATCCCTGTTGTTCGCGCAAAAAACATCAGTTGATAAAAAATATACAATGTATTACACTAAGGAATGTCGGGGGCGTCAATACTCGACCCAGCGCGTTGGCGCATATGCTACAGGGCTTGATACGCGTGCGGGCTATACTTGCCATAACGGGCAAGCGTGCGGGATTAGTGATTTTGGCGGGGGATATAGTGAGTGCGATTTAGGCATTTTAACGATTTTAGATCAAACTTACGCACTCAAAGGCTTAGATTTATTGCCCCAAATTACGAGCAAAAACGCCTCCACGATTAGCAGCGATTACGCGCAAATAAGCACCACGGGGCGAAACGCCACGGGGCGCGCAGGCAATAGCAACGCCGGCACAAACCCGATTTTTGCGTATTCTAATCTAACGCAAGATAGAATGCTTGATGGCGCGCTATTTACGCTAAATACCGCAAAAAGCGAGCTTGGCACATATGCTTATGGAGCAATGAATTTTATTGCCCCAGACACCACGCAACGCGATCCGCAAATTCGCGCTTACGGCGGGGGCGTTAATGCGCTCCCTTACGCGCCAAATGTTGGCTATGTCGTTGATGAGAGCATTGCCACAGGTGCGCTTTTTAGTAGGAATGTATATTTAACGGGCTCTCACCCATTTCACAGTGCGCGCGCGGTGCTAGTGCCAAAAAGATAAGATGTCAAGCGAGATTATCAAGCAAGCGCGCGATTACATCGCTTGCGCAAATAAAGAGCTAGCAAAAAGCGAGTATTTTATAGACGAAAAGCTAGCTCTAAAAGTCGTTGGCTTTGTTTCGCTTTTGCGACATACGGGGGGTAAATTCGCAGGGCACCGCTTTGCGCTTTTGCCTTTTCAAATAAAATTTTTAATCGATGTAATAGCAACGCTTAATAAAAAAAGCTTAACGCGCAGATATAAAACCGCTTTGCTCTTTTTACCCCGCAAAAACGGCAAAACCGAGCTAATCGCCGCTTTGCTAAATTATTTTTTGTTCGCAGATAGCGAGCAAGGCAAAGAGATTTATTGCGCGGCGAATGAAACCGAGCAAGCAAAAATTATTTTTGGCGCAATGGAAACGATGATAAATCAAGACGCAACTTTAAGCAAAAATTGCTCTTGCTTTAAATCTACAAAAACGATAGAAACCAAATCAAAATTTAAAAATTTTGTTAAGGTGCTAACAGCGAATGCCTCTACCAAGGATGGCTTAAAGCCTTATGTGTTCGTCTATGACGAGCTTCACGCTGCCAAAGATGGCGAGCTTTGGCGGGTGTTAGAGGAAGGCACTATTAACCGCGCAAACCCGCTTGCAATTATAATATCAACAGCAGGCTACAATCAAAACGGCATTATGAAACAAAAATACGATTACGCAAAGCAAGTGCGCTCAGGCATTATTAAAGATGATAGCTTTTATTCTATGATATTTGAAGCCGACAGCGCAAACTGGCGCGATGAGGCTGAGTGGATAAAAGCAAATCCCGCGCTTGGCTCTGGCGTTTTGATTGAAAACTTGCGGGATAGATTTTTGAAAACGCAAGGCAACAGCGAAGAAGAGCTTAGCTTTAAGACAAAACACCTCAACATTTGGGCGAGTTCATCGAGCGCTTGGATTGATGATGAAATTTGGCAATCCGCACCAAAGCTTGAAATAAGCGAGAATTTGGAGTGGTTTGGCGGGCTAGATTTAGCCTCGGTTAATGATATTACAGCTTATGTGTTATTAGCGCGGATTGATAGAGAAAACGAGCCGCCGCTTTATCAAATAAAGCCATTTTTTTGGCTACCTGAAAGTGGCGCGCAAGCAAGGGCTAGGCGCGATAGAGTGCCTTATTTGTCTTGGATAAATCAAGGCTTTATTCGCGTGACGCCGGGAAATGTGATAGATTATGATTATTTAAGGCGCGATATTGTAGAAATTAACGAGCAATTTAATATCAAGCTTTCAGCTTATGACAGGTGGAATAGCCACGAAATTATGAATAAGCTACAAAATGACGATGGGCTGGCTTTTTCACAATACGGGCAAGGCTTTGCCTCGATGAGCGCGCCATCTAAGGAAATTTACTCGTTAGCGATGAATAAACGCTTAATTCATAACGACAACCCAGTTCTGCGCTGGATGATTTCAAATGTAGAATTAGAGCGAGATGCGAGTGATAACATCAAGCCGTCAAAGAAAAAATCGCGCGAAAAAATTGATGGCGTGGTGGCTTTAATTATGGCGTATGCGATGATGAGTTTAAGCGGACAAGACAAGCCAGTCCCTGAGCCATCAATTCGCTTTTTATAATTAAAATTTTAAAGGGAAAATGAATGAGATTAGAATTATCACAACATCAAAATTTGCCAAGATTTGAGAGCAAAGATTTAGATTTTTATTTTAAATGGCTAGATTATAGCGAAGTTGCTAAAACGCCATCAGTGCGCGAATTCTCGCGCTTTGGGGTTTGCTATCAAGGCTCTAAAAATAAAATTGCTAAAAAGATAATAGAGCTTTTGCCAAAGCGCAAGTATTTTGTCGATTTATTTGCGGGCGGATGTGCGATGAGCCATTGCGCGCTAATATCTAATAAATATGAAAAAATCATTCTAAACGATACTAACGCCGATATTTTAAGGCTTTTTAAAGGCGCAATTGCGGGTAAATACAAAGGGCGAGATGAATTTGTAAGTAAAAAAGAGTATTACGAGCGCAAAAATAGCGATGAATTTATAAAATATGTGTGGAGCTTTTCAGGCTTGGGCTTACATTATATTTACGCAACTTATAAAGAAAGCTTTATGGGGGCTTATGATAGCGCGACCAAGGGCGATTTTAGCGAGCTAAAAGAATTTGGCATTTCAAGCTTGGATGAGATAGCCCCTGCGCTTGCGCGCGCAAGCAAATTTAGGGATTTTCTAAAAGTAAGCTTTGGCGCGCATAAAAACCTGCAAAAAGAGCAAATGCGCGAGTATTTAAATAGCGCGCGCAAAAAAGCGGGGCTTAGTATTAAAGAAGTAATTGCGCGCTTAAATACATCTAGCGCATCGCATTATTTTCAAAAATTGCAATGGCAAATGCCAACGCGCGAAAATTACGAAAAAATGCGCGAATTTTTAGAGCTTGTGGATTTTGATGAATTGCCCGCAACTGCCTCCACTTCGCTTACAAACGCTTTTTATTTGCTAAGCAGTGTTAGCAGCGCGAGCGAGCTAAAACATCAGCGCGTAATAACTCAGCTAAATGAGCTTAGCGCGCTCGAGGGGCGCGCAAAAGATATTAAAATTTTCAATAAAGATTATTCAAAAGTAAGCTTGCCAAAGCCCGCTGAGTGCGTAATTTACGCCGACCCGCCGTATTATAAAACGGAGTGTAAAGCCTACAGCAAAAGCGCGTTTAATCACGCCAAATTTTATGGATACTTAGAAAAGCTAAAAACAAAAGGCTATGATATTTATTTAAGCGAATATTGCGCGCCTAGCGAGTTTAAAGAAATAGCAAATTTTAAGCGTGGTGGCTCAAAATTCACCAAAAATCGCGTAGCAATAGAGCGATTATTCACACTCTAAGCTCGCGCGATTTAAACTTGCGCGCGGGGCTTTTTTATAAAAGTAATGCTCGTCTTGTGCGGTGGTGTTAAAATAGCTCTGCTCCACAAAGCTCTCGCGCCCAAGCTCTCTATAATCAAGTGCTTTTATTAGCGCGTTTAGCTTGCTCTCTATCTCTTTGCTTTGCTCGCCTTGCTCGATAACTTCGAGTGAGTCTAAATTGACTACCCATCCGCGATAGAGCAAAATTTCTACATCATAATATTCGTTGCTCTCCCAAGTTTCGTCAAGCTCGAAGCCATCATCGTCAATCGTGCACTCTAATAAATCAATAAAAAAATTATCGACCACCAAAGCGCGCAAGTCGATGATATTATTTAGAATATCGCTTATTAGCGTTTGGCTGTTGATATCTAAAACTTCGCTTAGCACAACAGCGCGATTTGGCGTTTGCCAGCTCTTGTTATATTCAGCAAATCTTAAAATATCACGGCGCGAAGTGATACCCCAACCTGGCGCAAATTTGTAGATTAAATCGCCATCGTAAGTTTGCCCAACCGCGCGCCCTAGTTTTGCTCTCTCCATTTTGCCCCCCTTAAAAAAGGCGCGATAATAACAAAATTTTACTTATTCATCGTTGAAATCCACAAATTGTGAATACCACGCGCGCGCGCCTTGCCATTTAAAATTATGGAATTCTAAAAGCCATTTAGTGAAAAACTGGAGCAATTCTAAATTGTAAAAATGAAAATTGCTAAGGAGTGAGTATGCGCGCATGTAGTAACGATTAAAATCTTTACTAGAAAAGCTTTTTTTAGAGCTTTTCTTATAAGCTATATAATCGCTCGCAAACTCAGTGCGCCAAGACCTGCGCGGGGTGCCTTTCTCTGCTAGATAGCGATAGCGCGCGTCTAACGCATAAATAATATCTATTAGCTCAGCGCGTGCTTTTAATCTAGCGTATATTAAATCATCATTTATGAAATATTGTTTTCTAAGTCGCTCTTTGGTAAATCTTTTTTCAAACGCCCCATAATAAAGCGAAAAACGAAAAGACTTGGGGCGCGCTTGTATTTTTTTTTCTAGGTTTATTAATTGCGTAATAAACGCATCCACGCTAAGCCCGCGCGCGTTCGCATAATCTCGCGCTAAAATATATCTATCGCTCATCTTAACTCCTTTTTTATCTCTCTAACGCGCTCATCATTTCTTTACTAAAAGCGCGTGCGTTGCGCCCGCAAAAAACGCTAACCAAATACAAAAAGCGCGTTGCATTTCTTTTTGCGGTTGATAAATCTTTTTTATCAATCGATTTTAAGAATTTATTGTAAGAAGTAATTAGCTCGCTTATAGCTACCGCGCGGGCATCTTTACAACGCCACATCATATCAGCGGTGTTGATGATTTGTTCTTTGCCTTGCTGGGGGAAGCACGCTATCATAAGCCACGCGATTTTACACACACTTTTTACAATGCAGATAAAGTGCGTAGAGCCGTCAAGACTGTTATTAAGAGTGCGGGCGTATTCTTTGCTTGATTTTTCAAAGCTTGCTATTGCTTGATTAGTTAAAACATCATCATAAAGCGATAAAATCTTAAAATTTTTAATCATCTCGGTCATTGTTTGTCCTTTTTTAAATAGTAAATTTTTAGCTTTTCTTTAAAGCTTGCTAGCAACATTTTCAAATCTTGCGCTTGCTCGCTAGCACTTGCGCTAAAATATTGAATAATCGCTAATTCTAGCGCATCAATCTCTTTTTTTAGCTCTTTAAAATACATCATTTTTTCTATCTCTTTTGGATACATTTTCAGCCCTTAATCCTTTTGCGCCCCTATTTTATTTGCTAGGCACACTAAATTTTGGAATGAATTTAACACACTAGCTCTTAAAAGCAACGCGTTTTGCATTCGCGTATTTTTTGTTTCATCTAGTGCTTCACCCAGCGTTTCACTGAATATTTCATCTATTATTTTGCCGTCCTTGCTTGATATTTTTTCTAAAATACAATGTAGATCAAACGCATAATCAACCGCGGAATAAGAGTTAAAGTTCTTATTTAACTTTTGTAAGCGATTGACAAATCTGTCTAATTGTTCGCTGCTTTTTTCTTGCCTAGAGGCGTTATTAATAAAGTTTTCATCACTCATTTTTGCTCCTTATTTTGCTACATTATGTAAAATTTAACCAAACAAGCTTTTAAAACGGAATATCATCATCGTTTGGGAAATTATCATCAATAATCGCCTTATCCCAATTATCGCCGGGGCGCAAATTATCAAAATTTTGCGCTTGTTGCGCGCTGGCTGGTCGCTGTGATAGCGCGCGCTTTACTTGCGCAGACCCAGGCAACTGCGCGGGCTGAGCTTGTTGCGCTTGCGGGGCTTGCGCCCATTGCGAGCGCACATCTTGGGGTTGCGCTTGCGGGGCGAAATTTTGTCTTGCTTGCCCAGCTGCGCTTGGCTCCGCTTGCGCGTTTTGTGCGGATTGTTTTGGTGAAATTACTAAATCTTTAATGATGATTTTATAGCTTGTGCGCGGATTGCCCGCGCTGTCTTGGTAATTTTCTTGGGCTAGCTCACCACTGATGGCGATTATATCGCCGACTTGGGCGTGTTCTAGCTTGCTAGCGTTATAATCAAAAGCGATAAAATCTAAAAAGCAAGTTGATTGCGTAATCCACGCGCCCGATTCTTTGTCAAATGCCACTTTATTTGTAGCAAGCGAGCCAACGCAAAAAATTGCTCCATTTTGCGCTTGTTTGAAGTCTTTTTTAGCTAAGCGCGATTTTAACGAAGTTATAATAAACATCATTTGTCCCTACGCGCTTTGCGCATCAAATGCGCTCAAAACTTCGTCTGCGCATTCATCGCTTACGCCAAACTCGATAAGCTTAGCTTTTACAATGTTGCGCGGGTAAAGTCGCGCTTTGCGGTAGTCCCGCCCGCCCGAAAATTTTAAATAAAATGGGTGGTCTTTATAAGCTGGGCTTGCTACTCTATTTAGCGTGCCAATTGAGATATTTAAAATTTTTGCTACTTCTTTTGTTGTAAATAATGCTTTCATAAAAAGCTCCTTTTAATTAAAATTTTCAATTTTTTTGATTTTTGACTTCATCAGGCTCGGCGGGCGCAACATCGATTGTTTCATCATTAAATAGCTCTTTTTGCGGTGTTGGCTTATACGCGCTTAAATCTTGTTTTGTGGTAGCTACGCGCTCTTCGTCTTTACTCTGGGCAAGCATATCATCTACTTCTTCTTTGATTTTTACGCCGAGCTTGATTTGCGGATAAAATTCGCTTATAAAAAAGCTTTGCGCGCGATATCTAAGCATTAACTCAGGCATTGTCTGCCATTTTGACCCAGCTTTGCCAAGCCAACCCTCTTTTTTGGCAATATCTAGCGTGATTGTCATCCCCTTTAAAACTTCACCTGAGGCACTATCAATCGCGGTCGCGTAAGCTGATGTTTTATCATCGCTTATAATCGTTTTTAGTGGTGATTTTATTAAGCCTGAGGCGTTTAGTCGCCCCACCATATACTGAGTTGAGAAGGCGGGTTTGTCTTTAATGATGTAGAGATTTTGTGCTATCTCTAACACGCTAGCACCTGTGCGCTCGGCTAAATCATAAATTATTAAGGCACTCGCTACATCACCGCGCAGATTTTGCGGAAAAAACGCGCACTTAGCCAGTGCGGATGCTCGTCTTTGCTCTAATTCAAAAGCCTTAGTTTTTAGCTCTAATGCTACTAATTCATTACTCATTTTTAATCCTTTTAAAATTTTAAATCATTTGAAAAATTACACTAGCTACGCACGCTGAGAGTATAAGAATAATCAGCGCGACAAGCACATCATTAATCTTGCGCCAAAGCGCAACAGACTTTAATTTTGCTTTATTTTTTAGTTTAAATAGCTCAATCATCGCTTTTCTCGCTTTGTTCATCTTTTGGCAAAATTCTCGCAAACTTGCGCGAGTTCGTCAAAAATTTTTCTTATTCGCTCTTGCTCCATCTTAGCCCCTTTTTTTTATAGATTTTAAATAAGTGCTTACAGCTTTGCTATTAACATAGCGCGCTACAATCGCCCAAGCGCGCCCGCGCTCATCTATATAAGCAAAGCGCAAAATACCGTCTCGCAAGCCTAGCTCGCTAAGCTTTTTAAACAATGCTAAATCCATTTTAACCCCTTTCAATATCGTAAAAACTTGGCTTTACGACAAGCTCCATTTCATAGATAAAATCCCCATTATAATTTAAGGCGATGTTCTCGTAAAGCGGCGGGTAAAAGCCATTTTCTCTACAAAATTTTAGCTTTTGTAAGCGTTTTGAATATATCTCGCGCCCGCCGTCTAAATCCGCGTAATCAATTCTAAAAATCCCGGTTAAAAACGGCGCGGTTTTTTCAACGACTATGAAAAATACACTATCAATTTGAATGCCATTTTTTTCTAAAATATCGGCATAAAAGCTAGCTTGTGTGAAGTAGCCAAACGCGCCCATTGCGCGTTTAAAATCCTTTAAAGAGCTAGTCGTCTTAACATCAATTAAGGCATTTGTGCTAGTAGATAAAAAATCAACTTTACACTTACACTTAACCCCATTAAGCTCCGCAAAAAACGGCTTTTCAGCCACACCTGAGCTTAAAAGCTCTCTAACGCGCGGGATTGAGTAAATGCTTTGCTCCATCGCGCAAATTTGCGCGAAAACATCCGCGCTTAAAATCTCTTTGCCCGCGTTTTTTTGGCAAAATTCATCATAATATGCTTTGCCAGCCTTTGTGCGCCTGTCGCAGTTTTCTAGCACTGCGTATTCGCTAGCAAAGCTCTCGCGCTCTAATACTAGCTTATGAAGTGCCGAGCCAAGCGCAAGAGCTTGCGTTTGCTCTTGCTCTAACTCACCTAATTTTTTTAATTCAAGCTTTCGCGGGCTTTCAGCAAATAGCTTTAAATCGCTATTGCTGATTTCTGGGCTCGCGTGGTATTCGCTATTCGTCATTAAGTCCCCCTAAAATGTTGCGTTCGCAAAATTGGGCTAAACTTGCGATTTTTTGAGCATCTCTTGTTGTAGTGTTAATAATCAATCTAATTCTGTCGCAATATATTTCAAAATCTATCGGGTTTCGAGTTGAAGCTCGCTCGATGTAATTAACTACTATACTCAGTTTGTAATTGCCGTCTTCGCAAACATCATAATTAACATCTATTGACAGTGAATAATCTGCATAAGACCCCTCGATACGCACTAGTTTGTGTAATAATTCATCGTTTAATTTTGCGTTTAGCTCGTTTTTTAAATCGATAACATTTGTGCTTACATCATTAAGCGCGTTTAGTGTTTTTTCTATATTCATTTCTTGTCCTTTTTTTGAAATTTGCGCGGGCAATGCTCGCAAGTGTTTAAAATATCTCTTGCTATTTTTAATCTCGCTTGCTAAACTCATTTTTAACGCTCTCCCATAATTTTTTATACCATTTTTTTGATTTTTCTTTTTCAAGTAGAATTTTATACCACTCTACATCAGCCATCAAAAATTCGACTTCTTCCTCTGCTAGCTCATACAAAAGTTTGTATGTAATATCATTTTCGCTAACATTTTTGTCTTGAGCTTTATTTTTTAAATTCTCTCTCATAACTCGCCCTAGGTGATATTTTTTAGCATCTATCGTATTTTTTATTTCAGTTTTTAACTTAGAAAAAATTTTTTCTTTGTTAGTGGCATCTATAAAACTCATTTTTTAACCCCCGCTTTTTCATTGAAATTTGCGCGTGGTTGCCGCGCGTAAATTAAATTTCTCTCTCTTTGAAGTAGCTTGTGCGTTCTACTTTGTTATTATCGTAAGCCCAATCAAAGTTAATAGTGTTATCTATTAACCTGTATTGCGCGCGCTTAAGCATTTTATTTGCGAAATCATCGATATCGCTTAAAGCTTCGTTTAACCATTCATTTTTTTTAAATTCTTGTGAGAATTTAGCTTTTAAAGTAGCAATAAAGTCTTTTACTTGTTTAATTGCCTCGACAACATTTGCTCTATTTTCATTGATTGAAAAATTGCGATAGATATTGCCACAATCATAAAAACAATAATCTAAATTATTCACATATTTAGCAAAATCGCGCCTAAACCTTGTCATCTCATCTTTTAGCTCATTTGAGAGATTTTTATCATAATCATAAACGCATTGCAGGCGGGCATCAAAATAATCATCTACATCTTTTATAAAAGCTGCAAAACTAGTCCAAATCGTTATTGATAGTTGCTTTATAACTGATATCTCATTTTCATATAGCGAACGATTGTATAAGCTAGCGAATTCATCGATTTTATCTTGTGCTTCTTGTGTGAAAAGTTTTTTTCTGCGATTAAATTTGCGGCAACATTTAACAAAAAAAACCTCATCGCTGTCCGCGTTGTTTTTATTTGCTAAGCTATTATTTAAAATAAAGCTCTCGTTATTTAGGATATTTAAAAAGCGCTCTTCATCACACTTGTAAAGCATCTTTAACGAAGATTTTAGCAACTCACTCTCGATTAAATTTTGTTTGAAAAAGTTTGCGTTTTTCATTTGATGTCCTTTTTTGTTTTATTTTGTTTTATTTTGTTTTATTTTGTTTTATTTTGTTTTATTTTGTTTTGAAATTGAATAACTAGTGAAAGTTAAAAGCCTAAAAATTTTACCTATTTTAATAGCTTAGCATTTAGAGTATTTTTAGCTTTTTTAAGTGTTTAACAATGATAATTTAAAAAACTTGGGCTTAAAAGCCCCGCAATTTTTTTGCTTGGTGGAATATTACTAAATATTACTTTAAAAATTACTTAAAGTAATAAAATATATTACAAAAATTTATAAATCAGCTTGATTTAGACTTTGTAAAAATTATAAAAATTTGTTATACTTGATGAAAAAAGGGAAATGATATGGAACACTGGGTAGTTGTTAGCTTTTTTTCGCTAGTTTGCTACATTATTTATAAAACTTACAAAAAGCCTAAAAATTTTACTTATTACGCTATTAAGCTTAGCGAGCTTAACAGCGATGAAATAGTAGTTATCGATTTAGAAACAACGGGCTTAGACGCGTTAAAAGACAAAATCATAGAGATTGCTGCGCTCAAATACAACTTCAAAACCGAGCAAACCACGCAAAAATCGTGGATAATAAACATTAAAAAACGCCTGCCAAAAGAAATTAAGGCTCTTACTAATATTAGCGATGAGATGATTAAATCGGGCGTTGATATTAAAAGCGCGCTACAAGAGCTAAGCGAGTTTATAGATGATAATGTAATAGTCTGCCATAACACCAAATTTGACGCGGGATTTTTGCTATATAATTATCATCGATATTTAAAGCGCAAGTTTAAAAACGCGTTTTTATGCACATTTTTAAGTGCAAAAGAGTTTTTGCCATATCAAAAAAGTTACAGCCTTGCGAACTTAGCGCGCGATTTAAACCTGAGCTTGCCAACGCACCGAGCAAGCGATGACGCGCTTGCCACATTAGAGCTTTTAAAGCTAATTATTCAAATAAGAGATGACGAAATTTTAGACAAAAAGCAAACAAAATATATTAAAACATTTGCGCGCGCTTATCGCGGGTGGATTAGCGTTATTTTGTATTTAATCAAAGCTGATGCGAGAGTAAGCCCGAAAGAAAAAGATTGCGCGCTTGCGCTTTTGCTTTCTTTTGATAGCGAAAAGCTATTAAATAGCGAAATAATCGCAAGCTTTTTAAAAGAGCAAGCACCTGCGCGCACTAGCTTTGAAAAATACGCTAAGCAAATAGCCAAAAACGACAAAGAAAAATTAAAGCAATTTTCACAAGAAATAGCAGATATTAAAAAAGAGTTAAATGCAGTTGAAAAAGAAGCGTATAATTTTATACAAAGCTTATAATAGCGTTATTTAATGCCTTGCGGGTCAAACTGAAATCCGCTGCCGATTTTTACTGAAATTCGCCCAAAAACGCAGGCTAAAATCTCCCATTCATAGCCCGTTGATGATGCCGTAAATGGCGGGTAATTAGGGTTAATGCTAATTAGCTTTATATCGTTGTTTGGCAAAAACTCAACGCGCTTAATATAAATTATATTATCAAGCCTAACTAAATAAATCCCCGCGCGCTTTATATAGTTGCGATTTGCTAGCATTTCAATCATCATATAATCGCCATCGCTAAACTCAGGCTCCATACTATCGCCAAGGCACCTAATTATTTTGGCGTATTTTGGCGAAATACTGCCTAAAAACTCGCTTGGCAGGGCAATTTGCGCCTCTACGCGAAAATCACTATCTAAATAGCCCTCAGTGCCAAAGCCTGCGACCATCTCAAAAACATCAATATTGTGAAAAGGTGCGCTATTTGTCATCACAGAGCTATTATTTAATAAATAATCAACGCTAACCCCAAAAATTTGTGCTAATTCTTGCGCTTTTTCTAAGTTAGGCTTTTTCTTATTGTTTAGCCAGTGGCTAATCGCAGGCTGGGTTAATTTTAACATTTTTGCAAGCTCTATGCTATTGATTTTTTTTGCTTTCATTAATGCTTTTAATTTTTCACCAAAATTCATTTTTTGTCCTTTTTTTTTGTGAATATACTAAAAATTTTATTTTATTACAAATAACTTTAAGTAATTTTTTATAAAAGATTTAGTAATATTTTTTTATGAAAAGTTATAAGCAAAAGTTAATCCAAAAATTAAGCGAATATCACCTCAAGCGAAATAGCATTAATGTTTATCTTTGTAGCTCAGCAGATAAACGCCCGCGCTCAGACATTGTTTGGGAGCTTTATTTAGACAAAAAATGGCGCATACCTAAGTGCGCATGGGGCCGCAACATTCGCGCTTGGCTAGCTAAAAATGGCTGTGAGAAGTCGCAAAGATATTGCGAAAAAAGGGGGATTGATTATCAAAATTTTGATTTTAGTTAAGAGTATTTAGCTATCGCGCCACTTTTTTTAATTTTTCAATTTTGTGATCTCTATTTTGTTAGATTTCTCATATCAGTTTGTCCTTAGTTTAGTTTTGAAAGTGGCGTGATAGGTGAATACTTAAAATTTTATAACAAGCTTTTAGCTTGCGTTTTTTAACATTTTTAAAAGTCTTATAGAGCAAAGCATCACTCTCTTTTACTAGAATTTTGCCCCACAAATTTTCTGTCCTGCTTTATAAGACTTTTAAAAGTGTTAATTCTAGGGGGCAAAAAAATGAATTTACAAGAATTAAAACAGCTTTACAGCGCAAATAACACAGGCATTTATTTACAGCCCACCGCGATTGATTTGTGCGGGGGCAATATAAAAGCCGCGCTCGCTCTTACTCAGCTTTTAAACTGGTTTTTTTACACAAACAGCACCGAAATTTACAAATCAGATCAAGAGCTTTGCGATGAATGCTATTTAAATTATGAAAATTTTAGAAAACAAGTAAAACCAGCATTAAAACAGCTAAATTTTCTAAAAATTGAAATAAAATCTACTCCGCCAGTAACTTATTATTTTTTAGATATAAAAGCCCTTGAAAAAGCCTTAAAATCGTTATCGCGCCAATTAGGTAGAAAATACCAAATTAATATGGCAGAAAATACCAAATTAATATGGCATAAAATACCAAATCAATATGGCATAAAATACCAAATCCTACCTATATGCAAAAATAACAACAAAAATAACAACAAAAAATACGCGCGCGAAAGCGCGCTAGGGGTTAAGCCAAAAAGCGAGCGATTAAATCAAAATTTTTTAAGCGACCAAACAAGCCTTAAAGCTAACTCTACAACAAGCCTTAAAAATAATAGCGATTTAAGCGCGAAAGAGAGCCACCAAGAGCCAAACGCCACTTTAAACGAAACCAACCACCGCCAAAAAGCGAAAATCGATTTACGGGCTTGCTAGGGGCATTAAACGCGCTATCACTGAAAATGAGCAAAACGAGCAACCCGCTGAGGTAATTTCACCCGAGCCCCTAAAAGAAAAGCCAAGCGCAGCTCCACAAACAAGCGCGAATAAAAAGCGATTGCTACAAGCTAGCGACAAACCCGCAAATATTAGCGAGGATTTGTGGAGCGAATATTGCGAGTTTCGCAAAGCGCGCAGGCAATATTATTGCGAAGTTTCAATAAAAGCCCATTGTGAGAAAATCGCAAATTTTGCCGAGCTTGGCGAACAATCGCTTAAAAATTCAATCTCTAACAATTGGGTTGGCGTATTCTTGCCATCTCCGCAAAAACCCCCGCCCCAGCAAAGCACGTCCCCGTTTTTTTCAAATTCGGGGCTATCCGAGCAAACACAGCGCGCGTTTGCTGAGTTTTTAGCAAATGAAACGCCAAAACCGCCCGATAAAAGCGAATATATCGAGTTTTTAGAGCAAGAAAATTAAAATCCAAGGGAGAAAACAATGGAAAAGCAAGAATTCATCGAAATTTTTACGCCGTTTTGCGAATATTTTAACGCAAAACTTAACACTAGCGCGCTAAATATTTATTATCAATCGCTCAAACACTTAGAGCGCAAAAGTTTAGAGCTTGCGCTGTTTAGAGTAATTCAAACTTACGAATACGCAACGCTCCCAAAAGTCGCAACTATTTTAGCTACTTTTAGCGATGATAACGAAGCTAGCGCTGGGAGCGCGTGGGATACGCTAATTTACGCGATTTATGAGTGTGGGGCGTATAAAAGCGTTGATTTCAAAGATGAAGCTATCACTCACGCGGTAGCTCACATCGGGGGCTGGGCGTTTATCAATAACGCGAGCGAGCAAGACTTAAATCAATTTATCCAACCAAAATTTAAAAAGGTTTACTTGCTTTATAAATCCACCCCATCACTGATGGCGCAAAAGATATATTTGCGCGGGCTTAGCGAGATTGAAAACGCAAGAGAAAATCACCCCCGCGATGAGTGCTTTTTGATTGAATGCGCTAATAAAAAGCCCGAGCGGGTAGCAAATCCAGTTACGCAACAAATCGCCGCGTTAAATAATATTTTAAATAAAGCTCTAACAAAGGCGAGCAATGGATAAAATCACGCTATTTGTGCCATTTAAAATTTGCGCTAAATACAGCCTAAATAGCGTTTATGCGGGGCTGAATTATTACGAGAGAATTAAGCGCGCTAATGATATTAAGCGCGCATTTATCTTAGCTTACAAGAACGAAATTTTAAAGAATAAAGAGCTTAGAGAGCTAGCAAACAATGCGCGCAACTCTCAAAATTTTATCTTTAAAAATCCTGTAAAAATCCATTTTTCATATTGCGGAACGCGCCTAGATTTAGACAATCATAGCTTTATTAGAAAGTGTATGATTGATGAAATGCGCGCGCTAAACATCATCAAAGACGACACGAAAAAGTATTTAACGCAAATTAGCGAGAGCTTTTGCGATGATGAAAAAAACTCTGGTGTGGTTATAAAATTAGAGGGTTAAAGCAACGATGGCAACGCTTATAAATAATTATTTTTTAGCGCAAGATATTGAGCGTGAATGGGGACTTCATCGAAATTTTTTTAAAAAGCTATATCAAAACCCCGGTTTAAGATACGCCCAAATCAAATATCTATCTATCGCAAATAGCGTATTTGTCAGCTTTGGCGCGGAGTGGAATGCGCGGATTCTTAGCGATAATCTTTACGCGTTTAAATTATCGCCGGGCGATGACGCGAGCCTTTGCGACTGGGTGTTAGATATTACCGAAAAAACGCGCATTGGCTTTTATCAAGTAGATTTTTAAAAAGGACAAAAATGGCTGTGATTAAAAAATACTGCTTTGAGTGTAAAGCATTCGTTGAAACTCCCCACAACCACCGCGACAAATCCGCTAGCAAAGCTTATGATAAGTTTTTTAGAGATAAAGAATCTAGCGCGTTTTATCACTCAAGCGCGTGGAAAAAAGTAAGAAAATTATTTTTAATCCGCGAGCCTTTTTGTAGGGAGTGCGGACAGCCCGCAAGCGATGTAGATCACATCGTCCCAATTCGCTCGGGCGGAGCTAAGCTTAATTTTAGCAATTTACAATCACTTTGTAAAGCTTGCCATACCCGTAAAACATTGCGTGAGCGCGCTTAGCGGGGCTTTTGCTTAGCTAGGGGCGGTCAAATCTCTATAGGGCAACCCCCCGTCCACCGCGTGGGGAGTATTCATTTTGCGCGCGCCGATTTTTGGGGGCGGTTTTTGTAGCCCCAAATTATGAATTAAAGGGATATTATGAAAAAAAATAACGAATTAATAAGCATTTCACAAGCTTGCGAAATGCTAAACATCAATAAAAAAGGCTTTCACCGCTACAAAGGCAATATGAAAAGCGTGGGTGGCAAGTATTATTTAAGCGATGTTTTAGAGCTAAAAACAATCCGCGAGAATTCGCCAAAAATGAACTCAACAAAAGCTCTAATGATGAAAGACCCGCGCCCGCGAGCAAATCCGCAAAAGCAAGCCCCCGCGCAAATAGCTGGGCGCGCGCCCGCGCAACAAGATTTAAAAAGCGAAATTATCAAAATGCTAAAAGAAACGACATCTAGCGCAGATGTCGATAATCTAATCATCACGCGCTATGTCGCAGAGCTTAAACGCAACGCAAGGCTCAGTGCTGAATGCGAGCAAGCCCCCACCACCACGCTAACAGGCGCAGGTGCTGAAATGCTAAATCCCGTATTTAGCGCGCTAGACCAGAGCGAAAAGCGACTTTTAGCACTTGAAAAAGTGCTCGGCATTGGCGTAAATAACCGCGTTAAACTAAAAATCAACGATGAAAAACTAGACGATGAGATGTCAAGCTTTTTAAGCTCTCTTTAACTCTTGCTAAATTCTTTTTAACGCTTTAAAATTCTAAAAATTTTAAGGTTAAAAAGAATGATAAATTTTTTTAAATCAAAGCAAAAAGCCCCACAAACTCACGCCCACATCGGCATTTTTACGCGCAATGATAGCGAGCTGGGGTTAAGCGAATTTTTACAAAACAAAACAACCCCACTAAGCGCAAATGAAGCAACCAAAATTAGCGCAGTTTATGCGTGTGTTAATTTGCTCTCGCAAACTATCGGCACCTTGCCTTTTGCGCTTTATGAAAAAACGCCAAAGGGCGCGCAAAAAGCCAGCTCCCACGAGCTTAACCGCTTAGTAGAGATTGCGCCAAACGAGAAAATGAACTCTGTTGCATTCTTACAAGCATTAGTTTATAATACGCTCCTTTATGGCAACGGCTTTATAGAGCCAATCCGCGCCCGCTCAGGCAAAATTTTAGAGCTAAAACTAATCAAATCAAAAAATGTTTATATCAACACTGATTTAGAGCGTTACGAAGTTTCAAGCGACAAGGGCAAAACGCGCATTTACAAATACAATGAGCTAGTAAATGTAATGTTTCAGCCTAGCGATAATGGTATTAAGGGCTTAACGCCAATAAGCGCGTGCCAAGCAAGTTTAAAGCTTAGCAATGCCCTAGACGCTAATGCTAACGCGCTGTTTAAAAATGGCGCAATGCCATCGGGAGCGTTAGAATTCCCGCAGCAACTAAGCGATGAGCAATATTTAAAGCTTAGCAACGCGATGAACCGCGATTACAACGGCAACAACGCCCACGCCACGATGATTTTGGATGCGGGCGCGAAATTTCACCCGATCTCAATGAGCAACGCCGAAGCACAATTTTTAGAGCTTAAAAATTTTCAAATCGCTGATATTGCTAGAATTTTTAGAGTGCCGCCGCACCTCATCGGCGATTTATCGCGCGCTACATTCAATAACGCCGAGCAACTAAAAATCACCTTTGCTGATTCTACAATTCGCCCGCTTTGCGAGTGTATAGAAGCGTCATTTAATCATCGCTTGCTAAGCCCGCACGAACAATCAAAATTTTACTTCAAATTTAATCTAAGTGGCATCTTGCGTGGCGATGTAAAAACCCGCTTTGAAGCCTACAATTTGGGGCGCAATATGGGCGTTTATAGCGCAAATGATATACGAAAATTAGAGGATATGAACGAAATTGAGCGGGGCGATATTTACTTACAACCACTAAACATGAAAGATGTTAAAGATGATACTAAATAGATTTGTAGAGCATTTTACGCGCGAAGCGGGCTTAAATCTTTATTTAAACGAAGCCCCAAACAGCGCAAAATTGCCATTTTGTGTGTATTCGGTAATTTCCACAACAGACAACACTTGTCTTAACTCGCGCCAGCAAAGAGCCCCAATCGCGAGAGAGTATTTATTACAAGTTGATATTTACGGGGCTACTTTTGCGCTCACGCAAGAAAAATGCGAGCTTGCGCGAGCTGCGATTTATAACTTTGAAAAGCCAATAATTGAGCTTAATACGCAATATTTAAAAGACGATACGAGCTATCGCGCAATGATTGAGTTTAGATTTATCGAGTAAAAGGATTATTATGGAGAATAAAATTTTAACAAGAACTGCTAGCTTTTTGGCGGGGGGCGAGCAAGCAAACGACAACGCAAACGCCCCGCTAACTTTTTGTATTGTTAGCAAAAATAGCGATGCAGGGCGCATTGATTTTTTCACAGGCGAATACTACATCGAGCGTTTAAGCGTTGCCGGAGCCGATACTAGCGAGCTTACAACGCTATTTAAAGACCACGAGCCAAGCGTTGATAATGCCATCGCTAGAATTGAGAATATTAGAATTGTAGATGATGAATTGCTTTGTGATTGCGTATTTTCAAGCGATAAATCCGCGCAAATTATACGGCAAAAATACATCGAGCGCGTGCTAAGCGATGTTTCAATTGGCTATTTAATAAATGATGAGCGCGTAATATCCCCAGCCAGTAGCGAAACTAGCGAGATTAGAGAAGTAACATCTTTTAAAATTTTAGAGCTTTCGGCTGTGTGGAGAGGCGCGGATTCGGGCGCAAAAAAGCGCGAAATTTTATCGCTAAAATCCGCACAAAATTTAAGTTTGGCAAGAGAACGCGAAATAAAAATAAAAGAAAAAATCGCGGGCTTGCTAAATTCTTTTTGATAGTTTAAAATTTTGACAAATTTTCACAAGGAGTTCTAAATGAGTTTAGAGATTAAACGAGATGAAGCGCAAAAAATCATCAATGAAATGCGCGCTTTAAACGACCGCGCACAAAATGAAAAGCGCGATTTTACAGCTGACGAGCAAGCTAAATACAGCGCACTAGATGCGCGCTTTGATAGCTTACAAGCAGAGATTAAACGCGCTGAAAAGCTTGCTGAGCGCGAAAAATTTATGGATGAAAGCCCAAGCTACGCCGGGGCAAGCCAAGGCGAGCGCGAGGCGATGAGCGAGCGCGAACTTAACAGCGCGTTTTTTAGGATGTTGGCAAAAAGTCCGGGCGAGCAACACCAGCTAGCGCGCGCGCTTAATATTACCACCGATGCAGATGGCGGATTTACCGTGCCTAAAAGCTTTGCTAGCTCAGTAATTGAAAAGCTAAACAAAGAAACACTAATGAGAAAAATTAGCTCAGTAATATCCACAAGCTCAACAACGCAAATTCCCGTAGAAGCCACCCGCCCAAGTTTTGCGTGGCTTGCCGAAGCGACAACATTTACCGAAACATCCGCGCATTTTAGCAAAATCGAGCTAAACGCCCACAAATGTGGTGGTGTAATAAAATTATCAACCGAAATTTTAGAAGATTCATCTATTGATATAGAAAACTACATTAGAAATAAAATGTATGACGCGCTTAGTGATTTAGAAGAGCAAGCATTTTTAAATGGCACCGGCACAAATCAACCAACCGGCGTTTGCTCTGGGCTTACAGCTAGCGTTACAACAGCAACGCAAACGACAATCAAATACGAAGAAGTGCTAGATTTATATTACGCGCTAGCTAAAAGCTACCGCGCAAACGCTTGCTTTATCGTTAGCGACAGCTTTGAAAAGCAATTAAGGTTAATTAAAGATGGCAACGGCTTGTCAATATGGCAACCCGCTTTAAGTGCTGGCGCGCCTAACACGCTTTTAGGTCGCCCAATCTACACAAGTGAGTTTTTGCCAGCAGTGGCAAAAGATGCAATGCCTGCGATATTTGGCGATTTTAGCTATTACCAAATAGCAGATCGCGGCGGGATTAGCTTACAAAGATTAAATGAGCTTTACGCGATTAACGGACAAATCGGGCTTTTAATTCAAAAGCGCGTAGATGCTAAGCTAACACTAGCTGATGCCGTTAAGGCTTTAAAAATGAAAAACGCATAAAAGGAGCTTAAATGTCAAACAATAAAAAAATATCAACCGCGCCCGATTACACCGGGCTAAGCGTGAGAGTAGTTGAGTTAGCTAATAACCCAAATTTCCCAAAAGAATACACGGGCGATGTGGCGGTAGGCTTTTTAGATGATTACCCAACGATTTATGAAGCCACGCGCGAAGTTACTAAATACAAGCCTTTAAATGATAGGGATTTTGCGCAAATGGTTTCGACAGGAGCTATTGAATATAGCGCAGTTTCAGCAACTATTCTTTACGACCCCGCAGGCAATGATGGCGTAAATCAAATGAAGTCAGCATTTGAAAAAAATGCCGAAATTGGTTTAATTATGGAGGCTTATGACAATGGCGAATTAACCGGCACAACTTGGCTACAACGCGTGAAATTATCAAAATTTGCGGTAAAAGGCTCTAAGGGCGGTAAGATGCAAGCAGAAATCGAAGCTGAAATTTTAGGCGAGCCAACCGAAAAATCGAAAAATCAAGCTTGGTTTGATGAATCCACAAGGCGCGTAAATGAGGCGCAATTAGCAGTAGATAAAGCAACCGAGCTAAACACAACAGCGCAAGCAGGACAAGATGAAACCGCCAAGCAACAAACAAAAGATGCGCTAGATAAAGCAAATGTAGTGTTAGAAAAAGCAAAAGAAATTCAAGCAAAAGCGCAAACCGCGCTAAATGCTGAATTAAGTGCTTAATTAATTAATCCCCCGCGCTCGCGGGGCAAATTTTAAAAAGGTAAAATAATGTTAAACAAAAATGATTTTTTAAATCTCCATATGCAAAAAGCCCCTGCGCGAGTATTCATCACATCGCTAAATGACGAAGTAGAGCTAAGAGCTTTAAATATTAGCGAGCTTGAAACATTTATAAAGCTTACAAACGATGAAAAAACTAAGCTAGATGCTATTTTTTATGTGGTGAGCACTTGTTGCGTAAATCCAAGCTTTACAGCTGACGAGCTTAAAATTCTAAACGCAACAGCATTTAAAATAATTGATGAAATTGCGACAAAAATTTTAAATATCTCACAAGAAACATCTGCGATAACTCCCAGATAACGCTTTTCTTTTCAAACTCTGCGCCGAGCTTAAAATCCCCCACCCAAATTACTTAAAAACAATTTTAAGCCCGGGCGAGTTGCGAGAATGGGTAGAATACTACAACATTGAGCCATTTTTTGCTGACAGGTTAGAAGCTCAAATGGCGCAATTAATCGCAATTATCGTAAATTTTATGGGGGGCAAAGCATCTGCGCAAGATTTTAGCATTAGCAAAGCCCCGCAAAAATCAAAAATCCAAAAAAAGCAAGAGTTTGAAAAAGCAATGCGCGCAATGATTAAAAGGGGCAAGAATGAGAAGTGCCAAATTTGAAGTAAAAGGGCTAAAAGAACTAATGAAAAGCTTAGAGCAATACCCGATCGCAGTTAAAAAACAGGCGTTATTGCCCGCGCTAAAAGAAATTACTAAGCGCGTAAGAGATGAAGCCCGCAGGCTCGCCCCACGCAAAACGGGCGAAATGCGACTTCACATCGTAAGCGTAAGCTCGCGCACAAAAACGCGTGATGAAGTTGCGCGCTCAGTGCTAGTAAAAAAAGTGCGCAAAGTCTCGCGCAAAACTTACGCGAAAATGATTGATAAAAAGATAAAAGTGCGTCTTAGAAACGCAAAATACCAAGACGACCCGACAAAAAAAGTAAAGCTAGACGCATTTTATTTTATTTTTGTTGAGCACGGCACTAAGCACGCAAAAGCAAAGCCTTTTATGCGACCCGCAGTTGAGAATGCGCGTCAATACGCACCAAAAATTCTCTCAGATCACATTGAGCTAGTTACAAAAGACTTTAATTCAGGCAAGCTTGCTAATCCTGCGCAGCTAAACATACAAGAAAATGGAGCAGGTTAAGTTAATTTTCAGCGCGGGGCGGGCATAATTCGCAAATATCTTTTAACAAATCAAATATGCTCGATTGCGCTGGCTGTCCGCCCAGTGCAAAATCTTGGCATTGCTTATTCATTTAGCAAATCTTTTACTTGCTGTTCTAAATAGTCAATATCAAGCCCCAAATTCTCTATTTTGTTAGCCCAAAATTCTAAAACACGCAAAAGCTCGCTTTGCTTTGCTTGCTCTAAAAAATAAGCCTTATCCACCGCCGATTGCGTGATGTGGAGCATTATTATATCTGCTAATTTCTTGCGGTAAATGCTATTTTCGCCTAATTCATCGCTGGCTTGGATTGATGTGGCAAAAGTCGCGCGAATTGAATGCATTGTAAAATTTAGCCCATTTTCTTTTATAAACTTGTTTAATGTGTTATCGCTGATTGGCGTATTGTTAATGCTAAAAATGTATTTTCCCCCGCTGATTTTCAATGCTAGCTCGATAATCCTGCGCCCTTGCGGCGATAGTGGGATAAGAGCTTGCGCGGATGTTTTGTTGTTATGGGCGTGGTATTTTATCGCGGTTTTATCGCGCGTTAAATCGCTTGCGCGCAAATGCCTAAGCTCGTTTTGGCGTTGCGGATTAATCATCATAAACGCAAACAAAAGCTTTGCGTTAAGGCTCATTTTGCCACCCATCACGCATTTTATAAGCTCGCTTGTCTTTTGCTCGTCTAGGCGGTTTTTATCGTCTAAAAGCGTTGCGCGCTCTTTGCGGTTTTTGGGCGCGGTTGGCAAAATCTCTTTAAGCTCACTTCGCGCCTGATCTATGAATGCTAAATCATCAATTAATCCGCGAATTTTAGCTTGTTTTAGCAGTGTTTTAAACACTATTAAACACTTCTTAGTTGTTTCGCGCGTTGGTAGCTCGTCAGGGTTTTTAGTAAAGTTATTAATTAAAATTTGCGCGTTAAACTCGCTTAATAATTTATCCCCTAAGGGCTGTAAAATCCATTTTGGCAAGCGTTTTTTTGCATCTTTTCTCTTGCGTAAATCATTCTCGTACTCTCGCGTGCCAACTTCGCCTCTAAGCGCGTAAGCTTGCGTAAAAAGCTCATCATAGCATTGTTTTAGCGTGATTGCAGTGGCGCGTTGCTTTGGCGTTTTTTCTAAGAGATTAAGCGCGTCTTGTGCGTAAAGCTTTGAATAATCTTGCTTAGCTCTCTCTCGCGTGTAAAGCTCTGTAAGCTCGCCTAATTTGTGCCACTGCCCGCTTATACTTTTATAATAAAATTCTTTTTTATTAGTTGGATAAACCCACAAATAAAAGCGTGTCTCACCTAGCCCGTAACGCGTTGCGCGCTTGCCGTCTTTTGCGCTATGGCGGAGTGTTTTGATCTCTCTTGCTGTAATTTGCTTTGCTGTGCGCCCCAT